CCTTTAATCTTTTTATTATTGCTTTCATTCGATAGCAATGATTGCGATGATTTCCGCTTGTCGGAGTTAACCAATTTAAAAGTTGTTCGCGGCGCTTCAAATTTGTATTGTTTTCCGATTCGAAAAGGGTAAGCTGTTTGGAATTGTCTTGCAAAAAATCTTTCGATATTTTGTATATATCGATAGCGATAGGATTTACTTGCTCTCTTAAATTCGCCGGCTTGATTCGTCCTTTTCTTGTTGTCATCGCTTGCCTTTTTAATGCTTTTTGTGATCTCATCGGTAATGAATCTAAAGTGTTTGGCGTCGACCATTTTGATCCCAAGAATAAAAATTCTTTTTCTTTGATGCGGTGCGCCGCATTCTTCCGCCGAAAATATTCCCGCCGTTGTTCTATAATCCATTCGTTCCAGTTCTCGGATAACATGAAGCAAAACGGACGTTCCTTTTCGATCATTCCAATCGTTTGATTTAAGTTTGGCCGAAATGATTCCTTCGACGTTTTCGAAGAAAACAACGGAAGGTTTTCCCAGTTGTTTAATTCCTTCGACGATATAAGGCCATAAATGTCTTTTGTCTTCGCTTGCTTTTCTATTTCCGGCAACACTAAACGGTTGGCAAGGGAAGCCGCCAGATAAGAAGTCCACTTTTCCGCGAAAACTTTTCCACGGGAATGTCTGAAGATTCGACCATATAGGCGCGACGTCCAATAATCCCGCTTCAATCTTTGTAACCAGGTTCGCGCATGCATAGGCTTCGATCTCACTAAAAGCGATTGTTCTAATATTTCCGACAGCTCTTTTAAGTCCGATATCGATTCCGCCGTATCCAGCGCATAAGCTGATGTGTGTAAATTTTTTGGAATTATCCACAATTTTATATCTCCTAAAACTTTTTAGTCTTCGGACGAATCCGACGACTATTATTATATTTTGATTTGTCCAACTTGGACGACGTTCGTTTTTGATACTTTCGGAATGACTCCGACCAGTGATAAAAAATACAATCATATCGCAGCGCGTCGAGTGGATCTTCTCGACCGTCCTTAATCGGTTTTTCGTTATTGTCCCAAGCATAAGTTAACAATGCTTTTCGAATCGAATTCCCTTTCGCGTGTTCGCCTTTTTGCCATACTTCGCGAATGATCAAATACTTGTTATTATGAAAAGCGCGTTTTAATCTTTGTACACCGTTTAGGACGTCCGTTCTAATCGGATCCGTCGTCGACTTTAACGGAAGACCTAAACCGCCGGCGTCCGGATGACGTCGCATTAGTTTAAACGCCGATGTTCCGGAATGATCCGACCGCGCACGACCGGCCTTATCTGCGACTCCGGAATCGATCAAGATTCGATCATCGTTTGGCTTGGCGAATTCGCGCGGAACCGCAATCGATAAGATCATTTCGTTTAATTGTTCGATTGTCACTTCATGCGGATTTATTTCGTTTACAATGATCGAAGCTTGACGCGATTCATCGTATACTATGATTAAAACGCTAGGTTTCCGAAAGCCCCAGTCGATCGCGATTCGGCCGGTCATTGATGGATCATAAACAAAGTCATCGATAACATGAATCGACGAATTAAATTCATTATATACCAGGCCGGACGGCGGACGCGGTTCGTTCATTACCATCGCCGCGCGTTCGTCCGGCGGTAAACTTTTCGTCGCTTCTAACCAATCTTCCGAAAGATTATTTTGATTAACGTATGACGAATAAAAGATCGGCGAATATCCGTCGCGTTCGGCTAGCTTTATCCACCATGCATCAATTACGGGCAGCCCTACTAGAATCATTATTGGCTTCGGTCCGGCGCGTAAACGTCCGAACGCTTTATTCGCGACTTCGACGGTTAAGGTTTGACATTCATCGATCAAGACGACGCCGGACGTTATGTTTAAACCTTCGATTGGATTATGTGTAGCTTCGCGCGTATTGGGTCGAAAGTATGATCGACAATAGACTTTCGAACCGGTTTTCGTATCAATCCATTGTTTCAAAGTATGATTAAAAATCCATCCTTTCGGCGATAACCATTTTTCTATTTCTGGACGTAATACCGAATTATATCGATTGTTCGTATCTGTTATTAAAAGCGTATCCTTGCCTTTCAATTTATGCGATATGAATAACAATGAAAAGACTAAAGCCGAAGTTTTACCAGAACCCCAGCCACAACGCGCGGCGATAATTCTTTCGCCTTTTTCGATACGATCAAATATTTCTAATTGTAAATCATTGTATTCTATGTTATTCATATTATTCCTATTCGTCGGTATTTTTTTATCAAAGAATAGTTTTAGATTTCATAAAAATTAGTCGACATCATTGTCGGCTTTTTTTATGTCCGAATCCGATTCGCGCTTTTTCTTTAATTGTTCAAGCATGTTTAAAACCTCGTCTTTACCGGATTCCGTTTCATTAACATTCATATCTATTGATTGTTTTTCGCCGAATTCCGCCGGATCCGCTTTCGCTAATAACCAGGCCCGGCCACGCCAATCTTTTTTTTCATCACAATATTCTTCTATCTTTTGAATGTTCGCAGCGATGAAAGCCGCTTGACTTGATTCTAATGCATATCTAAAACCATCATGATTTTTTATCCATGCGTAAAACGTCGATTCATTTATATTTAATAATTGCGCAATGTATTTATTAGGAATTCCGTTTTGTTTGGCGTCCGCTGCGATGATGTCATATTTCGGATCGTACTTGATCGGAGCCTTACGCATGCGCGCGTTATTACTTGTTTGACTTGCTTTTTCTGTCATTTAATAAATCCTTTAATTCGTCTTTACTAATACAGTTTATCAAAAAATTAAAACGGATCATAATCGTTACTCGACGGAATGATCGTTTTATTTTGTTCGTAAGAACGTCTTTTATAATATTCCGGATCATGATCGCGCCAGGCATAAGGATTTTCTTTTGTCGGTACCGGTGGCGGTTCCGCCGCTGGCGTTAAAGCATCGTTCCATTTAGGAATATTTTGATTTGACCAATCAACGGACTTCCATTTATAACGATTATCGTCTTGTTTTGATTCGTTTTTAGTTACTGTATTCGATCGCGATTCGTTCGAAGCGTTATAAGTTAATCTTTCAATTTCATCGATCAAAATATTTATTTCATTTCGTTTTTCTCCGTCGCGGGTTTCGTATGTATATGTTCGCAGCGGTCCGCGTAATGTCACAAGATCACCCTTTTTAATATAATCACGAATATATTTCGAGACATTACCGAATGCGACACAATTCATAAACGTAACGATTTTGTCTTGTTTATATCGTTCATTGATTGCGATTCTAAATTTTGTCTTGTTGGCTTGTTCGATGTATTCTGGATCGGCGACCAGACGACCAATACAACGACATTCATTTTTTAAACTCATTTTGATTTATCCTTTTCGCTTTTAGTTTCGAAATATTCGTTAAAAATACGTTGTACGAATTCGGATCGCGAACAAGCATTTAAACGCGCTCCGTCGTTTATCTTTCTTACCAGTGGAACCGGTAGATAAACGGTTACATTAGTTTTAATTTCGTTACTCATGTTTTCCCTTTTTTTATATTATAATTTAAATTATAATGATCATTATTGATCATTATTGATCATTATATAATTTTGTTTTTTTGTCAATAAAAAAGGTTATGTTATGGAAACATTATCGCAAGTAAAATTAATTGATTCGTTCGGCAGCGCGAAAAAGATTGTCGATTCCGCGCGAATATCATTCAACAAAACTGATTTCGAAAATGATGTCTTATCATTGCGAGATAAAGATTTAATAAAATATCTATGGGAAAATAACCATACTTCACCGTTTCGCCATATTCATTTTACATTTTATATTAAAGCGCCGATTTTCGTTTTTCGTCAATGGATGAAACATCAAGTCGGTTGCGCTTGGAATGAGGCCAGCGGAAGATATGTTAAATTTGATTGTGAATTTTACGAACCGGAAACGTTTAGAAGTCATATACCCAATGTTAAGCAAGGCAGCGGCGGCGATATTCTAAATCAACATGAAGCGAATCAAATTTATAGAACATTGCTAAAGGATGCGAAATATGCGTATGAACGTTTATTAGATTTAGGAGTATGCCGCGAACAAGCTAGAATGTTGCTGCCGGTATCATTATATTCATCGGCTTATTGGACTTGTTCATTACATGCGTTAATTCATTTTTTTAATCTTCGTCTTGATCTTCATGCACAAAAAGAAATTCGAGATTTCGCAATCGCGACAAAAATTTTAATTCAAAATCATAAGGACTTTGATTTTGTTTTAGATCTATGTGTAAATGATGATAAATGATCGTTTCAAACGTTAGTATTAAACGGTTGCTTTTAAAATAGTCTCAATTCAAAAAAAAGGTTTATCATGTCGAAATGGCTTGATCATTGGATGAAACATGCGCGTTTAATTTCGGAAATGTCGATTTGTCCGCGAAATAAAGTCGGCGCTTTTATCATCGATCATAATAATAATCCAATTTCCGCCGGGTTTAATGGACCGCCGCGAAAGTCTCCGAGTCGATTTTGTGGCCGTTCCGGTTGCGATCGTGAACGATTAAAAGTTCAATCCGGAACACGAACCGAAATCGGTTGCCATCATGCAGAATTAAACGCCATAGCGAACGCGAGTCGACGCGGAATCATGTTATCCGGTTGTACGATATTCGTTTCGGTTAATCCTTGTTTGGCGTGCGCGAAGATGATTCATCATTGCGGAATAACTCGCGTCGTCGTTCCAATTAGTAACAATTATTCGAAAGCTGGTATCCGATATTTAATGCAAAATAATATTTTGATCGTTTACCAGGATGACAAATTTTATAATTTTACTTCCAAGCTGAATGGAGATTAAGCGCCGGCCTTCGATCCGGTCCTTTAATTTCAATCGGATGCTTGAACATATCTTGCATTCTTGAAAGTACCGCGTAATTATTATCGAACAAAGTATTCTTCATGAGCGACGGATAAACGTTCGTAGTAATAACGACGGCCATTCGACCAGATTTCCATCGCTCATAAATCGAACCGATAAATTCTATCGTCGTATTTTTAAACCAATCCGAATAATTCTTTGTTCCGCCGCCAAGACCGCCGAATTCATCTAATAGAAGAACATCGACACCATATAAAAAATTATCTAAATGATTCGAACCGTTTTTTTTATTCCAAGATGATTTTTGTTGTTCAAATGTATGATAATGATGCGCGTATTTAACGTTATATCCGTCGGCGGTTTTATGTTTAGCTATAATATATAATAGCGTTGATTTACCGTTTCCGGGCTTGCCATACATTAATAGACCCGGCGGAATCATAGAATCGCGCGACCAGTTCATTAAATGATAAAATGCGTTTTCTTGATCTTTACTATCGAATTCATAATCGGAGATACAGGCGTTAATCGCATCATTCGGCAGCTTAGCGCGAATCAATCGATTTAATGATTTCCTTAATTTTCCGCAATTACGGCATGATATAGCGTTCGGATGAATACCGTCGCGAATATATTCATAACCTTCGACGCAATATCCACAAGCCGGATCAATCGCAGTTAACGTTCGATTTCGACCGGTTTTTAATAATCCATTTAAATGATAATAATCTGGATCGTAGTTCGTCCAATCCTTAAATGTTGGCGGCTCCGGCTTTATGCGATTTGGATCATTTAATAATTCATTGAATGCAATGATCATAGACTTTAATTTAACTTCTTCACCTAATTTTTTTAAATCGTTCATAATCACCAACTTTTAACAATCTTAGAATCATGACCGTAAATTTCAAAATCTTCGGCGATTTCATCTTTTTTAAATTTCTCGAATATAGATTCGCGTTCGAATTGATTATATTGATTCGATACAAGATCCGAATTGTTAAAACGTCGTTCGATCTCGCTTCGTCTATGACCAGCGTTTAATATATGAAGCGGGACTTTATTTCGTTCGTCTAAAAGATGAGCAAGATTATTAAACGATAAATTCGACGTATGTT